GTATATGGAGATCCTAGAGACAATACAACTTACCCTGGGTATGCCGCTGCAGGAGCTGAAATATATATTAAGCCTCCGCTTCGTAAGCGCGTACAAGTAGGCATTGCCGTTCGTTTAGTTACTGGTATACCTTTTGCTCAAATAGTTGAGCAAGTAAGAACTAACGTTTCTTCTTTGATAAATGGAAACGAAATTGGCATAGCCATAGCTATTAGCGATATTGTTTCGGTGGTTAACGCTATTCCTGGCGTAAGAGCTATGGCTATTACTTCGCCACAATATAATGCATCTAATGATACCATAAACGTAGGGCCTTCAGAGAAAGCTCGAATTATAGATCCGGTGAAGGACATCACCGTAAGTCAAATAGGCTAATAGATGTCTATACAAGATGAATACAAACGATTAAGACAGTTTCTTAACCCTGCTATTCGTGGAAAAAATACTGATGCTATCCTATACTCTATAGGCTCAGCTACTCAGTACCTTACTAGCGCAGTTGAGGCTGTACACGATCAGATTTATATTTCAACCGCTACAGAAAGATACTTAGATCAAAGGTTGGCCGATTATAATCTAATAAGACCAGCTAACGTAGGTCTTTCTGATGATGTTTTTAGAGAAATAGGAATAAGTGTAATCAACAGAAAACAGGTAAGAGACCTGATAAATGCCATTTTGTTAACAATTTTTGGCGCCGAAACAACTAATGCTACATCTAAATCGAACACTTTTGAACCTTATAGCCTATTAGATGGTGATACTTTATCTATGCGCTTTGACGGTGGAGAGCTTCTAACTGTAACTTTTACATCCGATCAATTTACAAATATAAATTCTGCTACTGCTCAGGAAGTTTCTGATGCAATAACAAAAAGTTTAAGAAAACAAGGAAAAAAAGGTAGCGCCTTTGCAAAAGATGATGGGCAGGGAGCTTATGTTACGCTTATATCAGATACAGTAGGCCCATCATCTTCTGTTGCTGTTACTGGAGGCCGCTCTCAAAACATTCTTAAATTTGATCGTATACGACCAACTACAGCAGGAGCATCTACTCAATGGACAGTAGCGCAAATTTCGGGTGGATCTTTAAGGTTTACATGGTCTGGAGGAGCTTCGCCATCTGTTGGAAAAGTTCAAATAGGAGATTATGTAAACGTATATGGTGCATCTTTTAGCTATGCCAATAGGGGTACGTATACTGTTACTAGCGTAAAAAGTGGAATTGCTGGAAATGCTTATTTTGAAGTTTATAATCCAAATGGAGCCTCAGAAGTTGTAGTGCAAGGAACTGTTGATTCTGTACTGTTTTTTCAGCCTCTTAAAAAAACAGTTATATCTCGTCAAAGGTATGCGGCTGCTTTTCAAGAAGAAGCTAGGCTATTAGAGGTATTTATACCTGCTACCACAAAAGTTGTTAGGCGCGATCGTATAGGGTCAGCACATCTTCATGAGCCAGTACAAACTGTAACTACATTTGATTCAGGAAAAAACCAGATATCAGATATCTCTGTTCCTGTGCCGGCCTCAATATCTGACGGCCAATATCTAACAATTGATGCTCCAGGCTATGCGTATTACGTGTATTTTGATAAAACCGGTAGCAATCTAATTGATCCAGCTCCCGTAGGAAGAATTGGGATTAGGGTAGATATTTCTCTAGCCACTACAGCTAACGATGTGGCAATAGCTTTTGCCTTGGCATTAACAAGTACCAATCAAATAAGCTCCGTTGAGCCAATAGGATCCACCATAAGAGCATGCAATCTTGCCGTTGGATCAGTATCTACAGCTTTAAACGTAAATGTTCTTGGGCTTACAGTTACTACTTTTCAAGTAGGATCTAATCCTTCTACGACCACAGTGTCCACACCTAATCCAATATCGACTTTTTCTGATCAAGAAGGCCCTTACGTATACGATATTTCGCAACCGTTTGTAGTATCTTCCGTAGGGACTACTTCTACTCAAGAATACAATCCTGATACCGGTAGAGTTATATCTGTCAGTAATGCCTCAAGCTTTCCTGACAATCAAGGACTTATAGTTATAGGGTATGGAACTTCCCATCAAGAAGGTCCTATACCATATCTTGCTAGGCCAAGTAGTAGCTCACTTTTGCTGAACCCTTCTTATAGAATAAAAAATATACATCCTATAGGCACAGATGTGGCTCTTGTTTCTCAAAACGGTCCAGTAAATATATCAAAAGATGGGACTGATTATCCATTTTATATTACCGATGTTGTAGCCGGTAGAATTTACGTTGAAGATTTAATAAATATGGTATCAGCTACAGGTATAAACGTAATGATAACCATCCTTTATCCTGGAGATGTTGGTCTTGGTAAATGGGATACTGATAGCTCCGAAAAAGTTTATATCTGGGGTGACTAATGGCTAAAGCAATGATTCTAGCTGGTGCATGCATAAAGTTGTATGTAAACAATAAGCTTTATAAAGAAGTACAGGACGTTTCATATACTCTAGATTATGATGAAAACTCAATACGCGGCATAGACTGTGCTTTTCCTCAAGAAATAGCTCCAGGACGTGCTTCTGTAGCTGGTTCGGTACGTGGTCTTCGGTTAAAAAATTCTGGGGGTATTCAAGCTTATGATATACGCCCCCTAATAAAAGATATACTATCTTCACCTTACATAAGTATTAGAATACAAGATAGGGCTACTAAAGAAGACATTTTGTTCATACCTAACGCCAAAATAAAACGTCAAGCAGTTAGTGCTGCGGCTAGAGGAACACTTAAACTTTCCTTTGATTTTGAAGGTTTGGTAGGTTTTGAAGCGCTAGACAGAGCTTAATAGTTACTTATTCTTTTACGTCTGGAGTCCATCTTTTGCCTTTTGTTCTGTTTTTGCAGTTGGGCTCCGAACACTTTCTATAATACCAAGCCTCTCCTATTTTATAGTATTTAACAAGCTCAAGCTTGCCTACCTTACATTGAAAGCAAGACCAATCCTTGGTCTTTTTAGGGGCGTCAACTACATGAACTTCCTCAGGAGTTGGTGCCCCTTCATGCTCTCCATTTTCAAGCTTTTGAAGACACCCCGGACACCAGCCGGCGTCCATGCGCTCTATATGTTTGCGAAGTTTTGCAATTTCTCTTTTTAACTCTTTGTTATTATAAGATAATTTGCGGATTTTGGTAGAGTCTTGATCTTTATCTCGTCCGCGCTTGCCATTCCAACTTTTGGACATAGCTCTCCCGTCCCAATAGGTTAGCCTACCTTGATACATGATATCATAACACATAAAGAATATCAAAAGGAACCGAATCTTTATAGAGTAATCAGAAGGTCAAAGGGTTTAAAACATGGCAGTCAGAAGACGGTTTAACTTCTTGTCTCAAGCTAGGGTTGATGTTCCACACATGCGGAGCATTGAGTCCGCTACATCTAACGACTTTGATGAGCTACTTTCTGGCTTAGTGACGGGTAGCGGTAACGGCTACATTCTTCGGGGTTTTGAAATCAGCATGTCTGGAGCCATTGGGGGTTCGGCATCAGGACTTCAACTTCTTGTAGATTCTGGATGCATATTTCACAGTTCCTCTAAAGAAAGCGGCACTTTTTTCTTAGTACCTTCAGGAACTTCTCCAGAAATACTCAATTCTACTATTAACACTAAAGTTATAGGAGCTTTTACTCCTAACGCCGTTAACTATGTCGGTATAGAGTACCAGCGAGCAGTAGATGATAGTACAAATGATCAGATCTACATTTGGGATCCTACAAACAAGAACGAAACCAGCAAGACAGTTCCGTTAGCAAAGACATTAAGCTATACCATAGTAATAACTACCAGCGTATGGGCAAGCAACGTGCTGCCGATAGCGAAGGTAACCACCGACGTCGCTAACAACGTAGTAGATGTTACGGATGATCGTGACATGCTGTTTCGCCTTGGAAAAGGCGGAAAATCTAATCCAAATCCATCATATGAATACCCATGGACTAACCAATCCGAGGGTAGATCGGAAAATTCACCTACCTCTACATCCAATGCTGTAAATCCGTTCCGTGGTGGGGACAAAATGATTTACAACATGAAAGAGTGGATGGACTCAGTAATGACCATGTTTAAAGAGCTAAAGGGCACTACCTTTTGGTACTCCGAAAACATTGGTGGATCCCTTGTTTCTTTGCGTGAAGATCTTGGAAATACTGTGTTTACGGGTAGAGGAGATATCGCTCACGACAAAACAGTTTCTGGTCGAATAAATTGGTCTGACGATATTTATATAAAAGTTGTAGGCTCAAGACTTTCTTATAAAATTCTTGCAAATTCTACACCAAATTCTTATATAACCCTTGCTGACGATCAAGTTGCATATATAAATCTTGTTCGTGGACAGTCAGTAATACCAAATTTAATTTGGACAACAGGATCTCAAACTGTAAGTTCGGTAGGAGCGGTAAGCTGGACCAGCAGTTTAGTAGCTGGCGACTGGGTAAAGCTTGCTACTGATGATGATACTAAATATTATCAAATACAATCTGTTGATTCATTAAGTCAAGTAACACTTACATCTTCTTTTACAGGAACATCTACAGGGCCGACTGGCTCAAAATCTCATTATGCTTACGGCGTTTATCAGGCTGTGGCTATTCCAAGCACTGGGCGCCATGTAAAGATAGCTTCGCGTGCAAATGTACCTTTTAATGAAGATATATTTTGGATACTATTGAGATCTGACAATTCAAGTCCTACATCAAGAGTATACGCCCGATTCATCGGAGCAGAACTCAAACAAGGTGAAAGTGTAGATATTAATGATGAAACTTCAGAACAGCTAATTCAGTATATAGGAGCAAAAGACGAAGCGGATGATGCTCCCGAGTATTCTACAAAGCTAGGTGCCCTTACTTCTGAAGTGACCAACTTTACATTTACCGGAGCAGCTGCTATATCTGGCGGTCAATATTTGCTAATAAACGGTGGCGGAGATATTGCCAAGTATTATGTATGGTTTAAAAAGAATGGTATAGGTTTAGATCCTGCTCCAGTTAACCGTACCGGCATACTTGTTAGCGTATCTACTGGAGATACTGGGGCTCAAGTAGCTTCAGCGTTTCAAGTCGCCATAAACTCTGCCGCCCCTCTTCAGTTCAGCGTTAGCGTCCTTAGTGCTCAAGCTACAGTAACAAATTTAATAGCTGGAACTACAACTGATGCTTCAAACGTTAGTGTTGGTGGCCTTACTATATCAGTAGCTACACAAGGAACAGGCGTCCCTAACTTCTTTTTAGTAGATGGAGACGATTTAACATTAAGTATTAAACGCCTCGACGATGTTTTAAATGCTTTTACTCAAGATGATAAAAACGATTATGAAGAAATTATCCTTGTAGTATCTGGGGCTCCTTCGGGACCCACACAGATTACGGGGCCGGTCTCTTCTGGTAGCACCTTAACTCTTCCCCCTGATTCTAGAAATGGTAGCCTTAATAAATATTATGTAGTAGGCATGGGCATGCTTCAGGTGTTCTTAAACGGCCAAAGGCTAGATGATAGCCAGTGGTCAGAAATAGGAACTACAGGAACTGAAAGCAATACCATAACAATAAACGTTAACTTGTTAATTGATGATGAACTTATTTTTAGAATAGACCCTAGCTTGGTAGTAGGAGCTTCTGGAGGAGAAGCTAATGCTGGCTCTAATTTAGGTACGGGCGCTGCTATATATAAAAATAAAACTGGTGTAACGCTAAACTTTCGCCGGCTAAAACAAGGTACCGGTATAACAATTACTGAAAATACTGATGATATTACAATTGCATCAGCCGCTACCGCTCCTTTATTAAACGTAGTAACTATAAATGGAGCAAACTATACTGCATCTTTAAATGATGATTTTATTCTTGTAAGCTGCTTGGGTGTTGACCGTACTGTAACTATACCTACTGCAATAGGAAATAGTGGAAAACAAATTGCCTTTAAGCTTTTAGATAGCGGCAATTCTCTTTATGTTAAAACGGTGCTTAGTCAAACAATTGATGGAACAAATGCTACGGCTACCCCATTACAAATTTCTGTACAGTATGAAACTATAACGCTTGTAAGCGATGGCGCTAGCTGGTGGGTGAAATAATGACCTACCGTCCATATTCTGCTATCATTGCCGCAGCCCAAGCAACAAGTACAAAACTATCCTTAAATTTGTACAACAATTCAGGCTACAGCATAACCGCTTTGCAGCCTGTAGCGCCCGTTGCTGGAACAGGTGAAATACAGCCGGTCGATATAAGCAATGGAAGTTCTTCTTTTAGAGTATTAGGATTAACATCAGCCGCTATACCTAATGGTGACTATGGAGATGTAGTTACTCATGGAAGAATACAGAACATTTCTACGCCGTTTTCTTTTGGTGACTTTGTATATGTGGCTAAGGATGGAACACTAACTAATGTGGAACCGTCTTATGGGACGAACGGCTTTACTGATGGTGACTATTCTATCAAAGTGGGAATGATAGTTAAAAACAAAGATAACCCTTCCCAAAAAGATCTTATAGTGAATATAGAGTACGGCGGAGCTTTGTAAATTATGGAAAGATTTAGAAAAGTTGACTTAAATGCTCTTGACGAAGATCAACTCAAACAAGTAGAAAGTTTGTTGTCCGCAAAAGTTTCAGACGTTGTTTTTAAGGCTGTTAAAGAAGCTAATGAATTCCTCAATGTTTACGGCATACAAGCTCGAATGGTTATGGAAATAAGCCCAAAAGAGGAGCATGTTAATCTTAAAGGTGAAGAAGATAACGTGATAGAGGAAGAAGTAAATGGCTGATATAACTAGGCTTGCCAGGGTAATAGGAACTGTAGCAAGAAATCAAGATCTTACTTCAAATACTTTGGTGGTGCAAAACCTTAAGGTTAATGCTGGCACCTCTTTTTACTTTACTTTTTCTGGTACCCCTACAGCTGTCCGCACAATCGACGTACCGGATGCCGATGTTCAGTTGGGATGGATATCTAACCTTGTAACCCTATCTGGCGTTTCTGGTGGAAGCAATGATTTAGGTACGTTTACAGGATCGACTATCCCCGCAAACTCTACTATTAAAACTGCCCTTCAAGCTTTGCAGACATCATTAGAATCGCAGCTTGTACTAGACAGTACCTTTAGAATACAAAACTCTGTAGATAACACTAAAAAAATAGCTTTTTCTGCTTTATCTATAAATACCGGTAATACCAGAACTATAACAATGCCTAATGCTGATGTTGATCTTGGCAAGGTAAATACTGCCATACAAAGCGATGGCTCTATAGCTTTTGCTAACAATCAATCAATGGGCGGTTATCGCCTTACAAACTTATCGGATCCATCTTCTAATCAAGATCCTGTTACTTTGGCTTATATGAACGCTCGCCTAAACGGCTTAACGCCTAAGGCTCCAGCAGTAGCGGCCACCACAACAAGCATCAACCTGTCCTCTGCTCCTGCTTCAGTTGATACCGTTACGTTAACAAGTGGAAATAGAGTTCTTGTTAAAAATCAAGCTATAGCTTCTCAAAACGGCATATATATATTTAATGGTGCCGGTAGCGCTATGACTAGAGCTTCTGATATGGATTCCCTTACACCCTTTGACGAGTTCAACGGCGCATGGGTAACCGTAC